AGCCATAGACGATGATACAGTATACGATCGTGATATGATTGAAATATACATTAATAATTACAAAAAATATAATTGCGTAATAGCCGCTAGAGCTCATACAATGAAGTTTGATACAATAGAAAATATAGCATATGAAGACCGCTCTCAACTAAATAGGTTGAATCTCTATAATTTTCATACAGGTAAAGGTGGGGTTCTCTATTCTCCTAAATTTTTTGCTAAAAGTTTAAATCATTTTTTTAATGAAGAGATATATCAAGATTGTTGTCCCTTTGGTGATGATATCTGGTTTAATTTACATAGAATAGCTAATGGTGTACAGTGTTATATCCCAGAAAAATCTTCTTATACAAAAGATAACACTACAATATTCGGACTCTGGAATAATATCAATTCAAAAAATGATAACAATACAAAATATATAAGAAAGACCGTCCATAAACTTAAAGAATTAGGATATCTATTATAACCCCCTAGCTCTATTAAAGAAAGTACATATAATCATGGATACAAAAATAATAAAACAATGGAAAGAATATATACAGAATAAATTATTACCATTAATAAAAGAAAGCGGCTCTTCAATAGAAGGAAATATTTATAGTCCACATAAACAACTATTAGAAAAAAATAATCTATTAGAACAAAAACAACAAAATTTTTTAAACATAATATCTAATAATACAGATAAAACTGATGTATTAGAAATTGGATTTAATGCTGGCTATTCTTCTTTATTAATGTTGATGTGTAATCCTAACATAAAATTAACAGCTATAGACATTAATATACATAAATATACAGAAGCTTGTTTCAATCAAATAAAAAAAGATTTTCATAATATCAGATTGATTACAGAATCGTCACTGTTAGCATTACCAAAATTAATTCAAGCAAATAATGCATATGATATAATACATATTGACGGAGACCATAATGCGAGAGCAGCAACACTTGATATTCAAAATAGTATAAAGTTGAGCAAGATTGGATCGTTACTGATCGTAGACGATACGAATATGGCTCATATTAATCAAATATGTAACAATCTAGTTAGTAATAAAATTGCTGAAGATCTACAAATTAAAAACGGAGAAAAGTATCAACATAGATTTATGAAAATAATTTAACGGTACACAATTATAACGATTTTGACAAAAAAAATTGACAAGAGACCAAGATCAGAATACAATAGTATTATTCATGTTGCAGGTCTCAAGGTGTATATAATGTGGTATGCGTCGTTAACTTACAATCTATGTCTTTCTACTGTAGACCAACATATGATTATTAATCCATATGACATTATAAAAAATCTCAGGTCTACTAATCTTCCGGAAAAAAACAAAAAATAGGAGAAAATATGTCCGCACTTCAAGAACTACAGAATTATACATTCGTTGCTAAGTACGCTCGTTGGATTGAAGAAAAACAAAGAAGAGAAACTTGGAAAGAAGCAGTTGAAAGAGTCAAAGGAATGATGCTTACAAAATATGTCGATTATGATGTGAAAGAAGATATAGAATGGGCATATGATATTATGTATAAGAAAAAAGTTCTTGGAAGTCAAAGAGCATTACAATTCGGCGGGGAGCCTATCCTAAAAAGACATGCCAAAATTTATAATTGCACAAGTTCTTACTGTGATCGGTTAAGATTTTTCCAAGAATGTTTCTGGCTTTTATTATGTGGAAGTGGTACTGGTTTCAGCGTTCAAAAACATCATGTTGCAAAATTACCAAAATTGCGACACGATCCACCAAAAGGTCGCGGGGTGAAATATGTTATTGAAGATAGTATTGAAGGTTGGGCAGATGCTCTTGGTGTGCTTCTTACTTCTTACTTTGATAGACCTAGTGATGTTCGTTTCAAAGATTATCAAAATTGTAATATAGTATTTGACTACTCCCAAATACGTCCTAAAGGAACATCTTTAAGTTCTGGTGTTGGAAAGGCTCCTGGTTATGAACCTTTAGCCTTTGGACTAGAAAAAATTAGAACAATATTGGACAGATGTATTGCAAATAAACAAGAAAAATTAAGACCAATTGATGCTTATGATATTGTGATGCATAGTAGTGATGCTGTTATTTCTGGAGGAGTTCGTCGTTCAGCATCACTTGCATTATTTAGTCCAGATGATGAAGAAATGGCTAAAGCTAAAACAGGTAATTGGTTCGTTGATAATCCCCAAAGAGGTAGAAGCAACAACTCCGCTTTACTACTAAAAGAGGAGACAACATATGAGGAATTTGCGAAGCTTATGGAGAGCGTCAAAGAGTTTGGAGAGCCTGGGTTTATTTGGAGCGAATCTAAGGACATGATTTTTAATCCATGTGTAGAAATCGGTATGTGGCCTGTTGATGAACTAACAGGAGAATCGGGATGGCAAGGATGCAACTTGTCTACAATCAACTGTTCTTCTCTTGATGACGAAGAAGATTTCTATGAGAGATGTCGTGCCGCTGCTATTATAGGTACGCTTCAGGCCGGATTTACCAAACTAGAGTATCTAGGCAAAACTAGCGAAAATATCTTTGATAGAGAAGCATTGCTTGGGGTTAGTCTTACAGGCATTATGGAAAAGCACGATTTGGTTCTCAGTGAAAAAGTTCTCAAAAAAGGTGCAGCTATTGCTGTAAAAACTAATAAAGAAATATGCGAAAAAATAGGAATTAATCAGGCGGCAAGAGTTACATGCCTAAAACCAGAAGGCACTAGTTCGACAATGCTCGGTACTAGTTCTGGCATACATCCGCATCATGCTAAAAGATATATTCGTCACGTTCAAGCAAATAAAATTGAAGCCCCCTATAATTATTTTAAGAGCTATAATCCACAAGCGTGTGAGCCTAGCGTATGGTCTGCTAACGGAACAGATGAAGTAATTAAGTTTCCAATTGAAGTGCCAGATGGATCAAAACTTAAAAATCAACTACCAGCAGTAGAAATGCTTGATGTTGTTAAGAATACTCAAATTCATTGGGTAAATTCTGGCAAAAATAAAGAATTATGTACCCAACAATTCTTAAGTCATAATGTAAGTAATACTATTACTGTCAAACCCGACGAATGGGAAGACGTAACAAAGTTTATTTACAAAAACAGAAGATATTATGCAGGAATAAGCTTGATTCCTCAAAGTGGAGATAAGGATTATCCCCAAGCTCCATTCACGACTGTTTATACAAGCAGAGAGATCGTTAAAGAATACGGAGATGCTTCTCTATGGTGTTCTGGGCTAATAGAACTTGCTCTGCAAAACTTTAACAAAAATTTGTGGGCTGCTTGTGACTATGTTACTTTTAATCAAGCTAAATCAGATGATGATGAAGGTAAATTAAATTTTACAACTAAGATGAAGAATTTTGCTGGAAAATATTTTGAAGGAGATATCAAGAGACTGACATATTGTATGAAAGATGTCTATAACTGGAAACTTTATTATGATCTCAAAGATAGTTTTAAGAAAGTTGATTACACTCAATTATCAGAAAGCGAGGATAATACTACAGGCATAGAAGAAGTTAGTTGTGCTGGCGGCGCTTGCTTAATTTAATTCCATCATGAGAGGTAACGCTTTGAGAAAAAAAAGACAATCAAAAGTTCAAAAACCAAAATTTATTGACATTACTAAAGACATAATTCCAGAAATACATGATGTTCAATTTAGAAACCGATTAAAACCTAGAACAGAAAATCAAAAACTTTTCATCAGATCTATGGTTGAAAACGATGTAGTTTTTTGTCAAGGATTAGCAGGTTCGGGTAAAACACATATAGCAGTTGGTATGGCTTTAGAATGGTTAATAGAAGATAAAGTAGATAAGATAGTTATAACTCGACCAGTTGTAGAGGCAGGAGAGAGACTCGGGTTTCTACCTGGCACAGCGGAAGAGAAATTGCATCCATATCTACTTCCTATATTAGATGAGATCAATCATTTTATTACAATGTCTGATTATGTGAAACTTAAAAATGAAAATAAGATAGAGATAGTACCCTTAGCTTTAATGAGAGGTAGAAATTTTCACGATAGTTTCATTATTGCTGATGAATGTCAAAACGCCAGCTATGACCAATTAAAAATGCTTATAACTAGAATAGGAAATCAAAGTAAGATGGTACTGACGGGTGACTCTGGACAATCAGATTTACCAAGACATATTAGAGGTGGTTTTGTTGATCTAATAGAAAATTTAGATGATATCGACGGAGTTGGTATTGCGTTTCTAGAATCTTGTGATATAGTAAGAAATCCAATTATAGGCAAAATTTTGAGCAAACTAGAAAAATATGAAAACCAACCATAAAAAATGTCTTCTTTTAAATGTAGACTACACTCCAATTGCTTTAATTAGTTGGAAAAGAGCAATTGTTTGGTATTTTAAATATGAAAATGATAAAGCTTATGGAATAGATATTATTGATTTCTACAAAAATGATAGCATTAAAGGAGTAAATAATAAAAAATTTCCAATTCCGGCAGTTACAAAAACAAAAAAATTTTTTCATGTTCACAATGACAAAGTTGTATTTTCTAGGAAAAACATATTTATTAGGGATGAATATACATGTCAATATTGTGGTAAACAATTTGATTATAGTAAATTAACATATGATCATGTTATTCCTAAATGTATTTGGAATCGACAGACTTCTTCTACTTGCTGGAACAATATTGTTACTGCTTGTGTAGCATGCAATAATAAAAAAGGTAGTCGTACTCCAAAACAAGCAAATATGCCATTAAGGAAAATACCTGTTAGACCAGAAAGAAAATTGAGATACTTGCCAATATTTGAGCATCTATCTACTATAAATGAAATCCCAGACGAATGGAAATTGTACATACCGGAGTTCTAAATGCCAGAATATACCTATAAATGTTCTCATTGCAATGAAAAATTTTCTGTGATTTCTTCTATTGAAAAATACAAAGATAAAGAAAAGTGTTCTTGCGGCAAAAAAGCAGACAGAGACTATATCAATGACTGTTCTACTATAAACGGAAATGTTAAGAAATCAGACGGAGAGCTTAAAACTCTAGGTGATTTAGCTAATAGAAATAGAGACAGAATGAGTTCTGATCAAATACAAGAAATGAATTACAAACACAATTCTTACAAATATGAAGAACCTCAAAAAGCATTACCGAAAGGTATGAAAAGAATGAAAACACAAAAAACAAGGAGTAAACCATGACGGACGAAAAAACAACAGCATACTACACTGTATTAGGTAGTCATGACTTTTTAGACGATAATGAAGCACCAATGCTTAATGATGACACTAAAAACGTTTATGCAAAAACTGTAACCGTATCAGATAGAACAAGGTATTTTGTAACAATAGGACTACACGGTAAACTTTTTAATCCTATGGGTATGTATAGCGAAGGTAGAAGAGAAAAATTTCTTTCTAAAATTGGTAAGACAGAATGGAATTTGAAAGAAGTTAATCCAAAGATTTTTAATATGTATATAAAATTTTTGTCGACTAGAAATATTGCGTGGTTAAACAATGCACAGAGGGAGTTAATATAATGCCAGCCAAAAGAACAAACAAAGCGAAAGATTATGCCGTTAAGTATCTACATCAAACAGCTAAGATGTCTATTGAAGAAATAGCCAAAGAACTTAACATTAAAGTAGAAGACGTTCAAAAGATCGTAGACAGTACTGCTGAACCTAAAGAAACGACTAGAAAAAAATCTAAGGTTGAGAATATGATGATTACAAAAACAAGCGGCAAAAAAAATAGTGGCGTTGCTATTATGACAGAAGCTGCTTCTCAGTATAACGATGAAATGAAGAAAAAAATACAAGCTAAAAAACAATTGCCAAAAGGTGTCAATAAAATATTTGACGACAAATGAATAAATATATTTCAAAGTATTCGAATGGTAAAGAAGTTTCACCAGCTCAATATATTACTGAAATCGTATGTGAAAAGAAAGCAAAACAAAGTAATGAGGATCTTCATTACAGATTTTGGCTGAACAAAAAATGGTCTAGTTTTTATAAACGTCAAATAGCCAAAGCTCATAAATTAGTTAAGGAATATAATCCTAAAGCAATTATTAAAGCATTAAATGATCCTAAATTAGCCAGAGTATATTCTTTACACAGTCCTTTTCTTTCTGATAGTCTAATAAAAAAATATGAAAAGATTATAGAGTCAGAAAATCAGGAGTTAACCAAAGAATATAATAGACCAAAGGATATCAAATTTAGTAAAAAAACAGGAACAAAAAACATTATCTCTAGATTAAAGGACATTGAATGAGCACAATTACACAAGACATTACTAAAACTTTTGGTGAAAACATTATTCTTACTGGGCATTCGATAATTGACACTAATAATGTCATTATTCCGGTAAGTCCTGTTCTAGACATTCTACTAAATGGTGGTATTCCAGAAGGATCTTTCGTTATCTTGACAGGACAACCGAAATGCGGTAAAACAACCACATCTTTAGATTTTGCTGCTACAGCACAAGACCCTAAATATGGATACGGTTCTTTTAAGGACGGCAGAGAAGTGTACTACCTTAACATTGAAGGTAGACTGAAGAAAAGAGATCTACAAGGAATACCTCATTTGAATCCAGAGAAATTTCATGTTATAGGTTCTCAGCAAGGTAAGATTCTACACGCAGAAGAATATCTACAAATTGCCGAAAAATTAATCAACGAAGTGCCTGGAGCAGTAATAATCATAGATAGCTATTCTGCATTATGTACAGAAGCAGAAATTACTAGTGATATGAATAAGATGCAAAGAGCAGATGGCGCTAAGTTATTGGCTAAGTTTTGTAGAAAAGTAGCTAATGTAATTCCTGTCAATAAAAGTATTGTTATTGGTATTACTCATTTGATGGGCAACCCAACAGGTTATGGAGCTGAATTTAAAGAAAAGTCTGGACAGGCTGTTGCTTATCAGACAGATATCAAATTGAGAGCAAAAAAGTTTAGTTCTTGGACAGTAGGGAACGACACATCTCCGATTGGACAAGAAGTCGAATGGCAAGTAGTTTGTTCTGCTTTAGGACCACCAGGAGCCAGTATGACTAGTTATATTAGATATGGAGAAGGAGTAGATAAGAGAACCGAGATCGTTCAATTAGCTTCTGATGTAGGAGTTATTAAAAAAGGGGGAGCTTGGTATACTTTATCTCATTTAGAAGACCAGCCTAAATTTCAAGGTGTAGAGAAAGTAAGACAGTATCTCCTAGAAAACCCAGAATCTTACGAAGAACTGGTAGGCAAAGTAAAAGAAATGATGGGGATAAAAATATGCAAGTAAAAGATTTGGAAGGTAAAATATGCAATTGGAATTTAAGAGGTCATATATCACATGGTAATACGAATAAATCTGAACCTCATTTACTAGCTAGAAAACTGATAAATGACACATTTCCAACCTTGCAATCATTAGAGGAAGTGCCTATTAACCTAAAGAAGGGTGTCACTCTATACATGGACTTCTACTTGCCCCTAAAAAAAATGTGCATAGAAGTACATGGAGAACAGCACTATAAATATGTTTCGTTCTATCATGGGAATATGCTAAATTTTGTTAAAGCACAAAAAAGAGATAGAGAGAAAGAAGAATGGTGTGCAATTAACGGAATAAAATATGTGGCTCTGCCATATAATAAAAATATTGAAGAATGGAGAGATTTGATTATCAATGAGTAAAACATCCAAAGAACTAGTAGAATATTGGGACAAAATTTTAGATGAATACGAAACAAATATGGGTTTACCCGTATATACAAACAATGCTTTGTCAGAAACAGAACTGCAAGAGTACTTGACAATGAACAGAAATGTGTTAGAAAAGACAAGCCCAGAAGATTGTGCTCAAATGGCATATCGGTTAGGTCAATATGCTTTTCATTTACAAAGAACACTAAATAGAGAACAAGCAAGATTTAATTGGGCAGAAGAAACCATAAAAGATGTTATATGCGGTGAAATTAATAACTACAAGGGATACGGATATTTAGAAAAAAGCATTCAGGCTATCAATAATAATGAAAGGGCTGTTGCTTTAAACTCGATCAAGAAACATGCTAAACAAAGAATGGACAGGCTCAGTTTTTTGGCCAACAATATTAAAAATCTTTCTGATATTTTACTATCTATTCAAAGGAACAAGGTGAAAAATGGCACTTGAAAAAGAAGATATAATGGCATTGATATCCATACTACAAAAAGGTTTGGAAACAGACGAAGATACTGTAACCGAAACATCAAAAAAGAAAAAGCCTGCTATTAAAGTTAAAAATAAAAATCAGAATCAGACTAAAGACAAAAGAGTGAATAAGTTTTTAGAGATGCCAGAAAGAAATATGCATCGTGAAGACTCCAAGATAGATAAACTGCTAAGTGCTAATGCTCCAAGAGCAGCAAGAAATAGATCATTTCAACCTGTTAAAGTTAGGTGTAGGTTATGTGGAAAAGAAGAAGAAATAGGAAGATCATATGTAGAATCTTTAGAGAGATATAAGTGTAATAAGTGTTCGGCAATGGCAGGTTAAAAAATAATGAATTTAGCAGATCCGTCGGCAGAAAGAGCGGTCTTAGCCGGTATATTTAATTATGGAGACGATGCCTATTTGGAAGTTTCTGACATATTGTCAGAATCTGCTTTCACTATAGATAGCAATGTCATCATTTATAAGTGTCTGAAGAATCTTTGTGAAAACAACAGAGAAGTAGACTTCGCTTCTGTTCTATCAACAGCAGAAGAGTTAGGCGTTGCTTCCCTGCTCAATAAAAAAGAAGAAATACAGCACTTAAAAGCTGTTATTGCTTTTCCTGTAGGTTTTTCTAACATTAGAAAATTTGCTGGTAAAGTCAAAAAACTAGAGATTACTAGACTATTAATTAAACAGCTTGGGTTAGCTCAAGATAAATTATTAGAAATTAATGGAACAGAAACAATCGGTAATATTTTAAGTATTGCTGAAGATACTGTATTCAATTTTACAAATCTCTTAAGCGATAATGACGAAGCACCAAATCATATTGCCGATAATCTAGAAGAATACATCAAAGAACTGAAAGAAAATCCTATAGATCAAGTGGGTATTCCTACAGGGTTTCCCATTTACGATCAATCAATAGGTGGAGGTTTAAGAAAAGGTACTGTCAATGTTATTGCTGCCAGACCTAAGACAGGTAAGACTCTTTTATCTGACAATATGGGATACAACATAGCTGCTCAAGGTGTGCCTATTCTAAATATGGACACAGAAATG